TTCTTTGAGAGAAATGTTGAATTTAAGGTAGCCAAGGAACTCGGTTATCGTTATTTTATGCACTTGGAAGATGACTACCTTTCAATGTCATACCGTCTTGTAAGAAATAACGGTGCCGTTCCTAATTGTAAAATGAACCTAGAAAAATTTGACGAAATTTGCGAGATGTATTTTAGGGTTTTAGATACTTCTCCATTTTTAAATGCAGTCTGTATGGCACAGGGTGGAGACTATGTAGGTGTTGCAGATAATACATTTATGAAGCAGGGTTATCTTTTCAAAGGAATGAATATTTATTGCTTTGACACAGAAAAAGAGTTTAAATTAACTGGAAGAATTAATGAGGATGCTAGTGCATATTACATTAATGGTAAAATCGGAAAGTTAATGCTAACTCCTTTTATGATACAATTAACGCAGTTGCCAACACAGAATAACAAAGGTGGTGTTTCTGATATTTATAAACGTTTTGGTACCTATCTGAAGTCAATCTATACGATTATTCAGAGACCTGATAATATGAAAATTGGTATCTTTACAACAAATAGTGGAACAGGAAAAGATAAATATGATACCAGAAGATTGCACCATCAATGTGATAAAAAGATGTGCTTTACTAAAATCATTTCATCAAAATATGCAAAGGGAACTATTCCGTATTCTGATGTTGAACAACCAGATTTGGATCCTGATTTCTATAATCAGAAAAACTTTTTAGAATTACCTGAACCAAATGTTGATGATGTTTACATTGAAGCACGTTTAACAGATGAATGGTAAATTTTAAAAAAATTGTGTTGACATTGTTTTGAATTTTTGATATATTAAACATAATGAATTTTTAGTGAATTGGAGAAATTATGAAAATTCTTGGAATTGATATTGGATATGGTGACAACAAAGTCATCTTTTGTACAGAAAACGGTGAACCAATTAAGAAGTTTAAATTTCCTTCTGTGATTGGTATCACAAAGAAAAATGAATACATCAAGGACCCAAAGGTCTATGATTTCAAAGACAACTCTTATTATGTAGGTGAGGATGCTCTTGCACTTCCATCAGAAAACATCATTGATATTACAGAGTACAAGAACCTTGAGTTTTACGCTCCACTATTTCTTGCTCACGCAATCAAGATGATTGGTGATACTCCTGATGTTATTGTTTCAGGTCTTTCAAAAGCACAAATTCAGAATAGTGGTTATTTCAAAGACGCTTTATCTGAATTTATTGTTAATAATGTTCGCTACAAGTTTAGTAACATTTTCATTATTCCACAGGGTGCTGGTTCAAAACTTTGTATTGACAAGTACGGCACAGACTTCCCTAATATTGAAACCCAGTTTAGTGGTAAAACTTCATACGTTGGTGTTGATATTGGTTTTTCAACTTTAGATTTGTTTAGAGTCATTGACGGAAAGACAAGTGCTTCTGTTTTTGAGGGTATTGAAAACGAAGGTATTACTAAGATTGCTTCAAAGATTGCTTCCCTAATTTTTGAGAAGCACCAGAGGAAAATTTCACTTCACGAAGCAAAGGACATTTTAGGTTCCAACTCTTATAAGTTAAGAGGTCAGATTTTTGATTACTCAAAGGAAATTCTTGAAATTAAGAAAGGTTACATCAAGGGTTTACTTGAATTAGTCGAGGAAAAGTACGGCAATATTTTAGATAAGTGTGATTATATTTTCTTATCAGGTGGTGGTTCCGCTTTCTTCGTTTCAGGTAACTATATGAATATGCAGATTTTGGTACCAAAGAGTAATTACGAATTTTATAATGCTATTGGTCAAGCAATGTTTGGTCAAGAACAGGTTAGAAAAAATAAGTTGACAATTAATTAAATTGTGTTATTATATATAAACAAATTAATGATTTGGAGATAAAATGTTTAATAAAGAAAGTATTGATTTTTTAAAGACAATGAGCCACATTTCAAACTCAATGGTTTTAAACTATCCTGTTACTTCAGGTAAGACCGAGAGTGCTGATGTTGCTTATAAGTTTGACTTATCAAAGTTTGACACAGACGGATTTGAGGGACAGATTGGTATTTTCAATCTATCTGCCTTCTTAAATATCTTTAGTTTATGTTCAGATGACCGAACAGTATCAATCAATGATAACATTATTACTGTTTCTGATGATACTACTTCCGTGAATTATTTAACCTCTGCTACTTCAATTTTAAGTCAGTATGAGTACGGAAAAGAGCAGTTTGAGAAGTTATTAACATTCCCAAGTGTCCTTGAAATGGAATTAACTTCTGAAGACCTAAGAAAACTCAAGAGCGCCTCAAGTGCATTAGGTGAGTTAGATACCGCAGTTATTTCCTCAAGTGACGAAGGTGTTGAGTTATCTTTAACACAGATTGGTAAGTTTAAACAGTCATCAAATTCCTTTAAGATTAAGAAGAACGCAAGTGCTTCAAAGATGTTCAGTATCGGAATTATGCTTGAAACTCTATCAAAAATTCCTCAGGCAAATTACAAGATGGTTGTAAAGTATAACGAGTCTAAGGATGCTTATAGAGTGATTTTATCTACTGAAACTCTTTCAATTATGGTTTCAACAAAAGCAATTGTGTAGATTTTAGGTTTGCAGATTTTCCTTAAAAATCTGTGGTTTGCAGATTTTCCTTAAAATTTGTGTTGAATTTATTTTGATTTTTATTGGAGATTTTTTGAAAATGTCAGATTCATTTGATTTTAGTTCAATCGTGGCCAACTTAGGTGCAAATCCTTTTGAGAACAAGGAAAAGTCATACGTTGATGAGCGCTTCTATACTTTACCTAAAAATTCAGACGGTTCAGGTTCCGCAATTATTGCATTACTTCCTGACTCTAATATGATCCCTATTATCAAGATGTTAAAACTTGATACTACTATTGAACGCAACGGACAGCGTAGATGGGTAAATATGTACTCACCTAAGACTATTGGTTTACCTTGCCCATTTGCAGAAACTTATTATAATCATTATAATGAGGATCCAGAGAGTGCAAAGAGATTTAAGCCAAAGGAAAAGTACATCTGTAACATTAAGGTAATTAAGGATCCTGCAAAGCCAGAGAATGAAGGCAAGATCTTCCTTTATGAGATGTCAAAGACAATTGCAGAGAAGATTTCCTCAATGGTATCTGTTTCAGAAGAGCAGAAGGCAATGGGTATTTCTCCAAAGGAAGTGTTTAATCCTTTATCAGGTTGGGTATTCAACTTAAAGTGTTATAAGAAGAAGGAAAACGGTATTACCTCTTATGACAATTCAGAGTTTATTCAGTTACCTAATGGTAGAAATATCTATTCAGATAAGGGTGACCCTGTTGCTTTAAGAGCTGCCGATGTGCAGAAGACATATTCATTAAAGGATATGCAGAAACCAGAGGCATTCAAGTCATACGAGGAACTTACTGAAGAACTGAAAAAGGTTTGTCGAGGACTGTTTGGAATTGGTGGTAATTCATCAACACCAGTAAACACAGCGCCAACAACAAGTACTCCAACTTCTGATGTTGCAAATGCTCCAAGTGTGAATGTATCAACTCCTGCTCAGGCAGAACAGGCTCCTCAGCCTGCTCAGACACCTCAGTCAGGAAGTCTTGACGCTTTATTAAACAGTCTCTAAAATAATATCTTAATTTTTTGAGGACACTTTAAGTGTCCTCTTTTTTCATAATAAATATGATGTTATATAATAATTAGGATATTATAAAATATGATTTTAGTTGATTTTTCTGGGTTTTTATTCCAGAATATTTTTGGTGCTATTAATGCAGTAAACCCTAAGGTAAACGAGGAAACGGGTAAATATAACGCAAAAGACTTTATGCCTGTTGCAAGAGCATTTATTCTTTCTGCAATTATTAAAGCACAGGAAGAATACTCGGTACTTAAAGGTGATGTGTGTATTTGTCTTGATAATACAAGAAACGGAAATTGGAGAAAAGAGTTTTTAAGCTCTTACAAAGGTTCACGTAAAGAAGGAAGAGAACAGTCTGAAATTCCATTTGACGAGGTATTTGAGGACATCAATGAATTTGTGGAGCAACTAAGAGAGAACACTCCTTGGCGAGTTGTTGATGTTCCTAGAGCAGAAGCAGATGACGTTATTCTTTGTATAGCAAAGCATTTTGCTAAGAAGGAACCTGTGATGATTTTAAGTTCCGATAAAGATATGATTCAAGCACAAAAACACGGCGATGTTGTTCAATTTTCCCCTTTAACAAAAAAGTGGTTAACTCCCGAAAGTAAAGGTGGTGATATGAACTTTTGGTTAACCGAACACGTAATCTTAGGTGATGACGCTGATGAGGTTCCAAGAATTACATTTCATACAGAGTTTTCGCACAATTTTGCCAAATATCTTAAAGAAAATAATTTAAATTATACACCTAAAACTTTTAATAATTTAATTCCTGAAGAACAGTTATTGATTATTGATAATTATAATGTTTTAGATAAAAGGGGTAATAAAGACGTTTGGAAAAATCCACGATTGGGTCCTACAACAATTCAAAAAATGATTGAAAATGGAACCATTGAAGAGTGGTTGGACAGCAACGAATTATATCGTGAAAATTACGAAAGAAATAAACGTTTGGTACTTGATGATTATATTCCAGAGGATATTTACAATTCTGCGGTTGCTAATTATTTAAACTCAAAGAAAAGTATAAACAAAGATAACACCATTCAGTTTAAGGAATATCTTAAAACCCACGGGTTAGAAAGATTTTCATTGAATTTGCCACTCAACTTTATTGCAAGTGGATTAGATTGGGACGATTTATAATTTTTAGAGCACTCTTTTGAGTGCTCTTTTTATAAATATTATAAATTATTTTATACAGGAGTTTTTAAATGTTAGGTTTAGATATATTAAAAAAGTACGATCAAAAACTTAAATCATTTGTAAATAGCAAAGTTATACCACCAGAAGCAACCGAAACAGAAGTAACTAATATTTTTGGTTCATCTGGTTCAAATAATCAAAAACCACAAGATAAGCCATCTTTAATTGATAATACCGAAAGCGGTGTAAGTGAATATTAAAGGAGTTTAATAATGTCTATTTTTTCATCAAAAATTTTTACCTTTGTTAATTCATTTCAGGAAGTTCCAAATGTAAATCTGTATTTTTATAATAATGCAGGTGAATTATTAAATGACGTTTCCGTGACTCCAGTTGTTACTGAAGAAGGTTTATCAATTCCTCAGTTTTCATACGATGGCGAAATTAAATCAGTTTCATGGGTTGCTACAGGAAAGTTTAACAGTTCATTAGAAACAGACGATGTTCAAGACGAATTAAAAGGTCAGATTGACGCTAACGAAAACTTTAATGACATTACAGTCAATGGTTTCTGTTATACTACCGGTCTTGCTAATGTGGATGCCTACAAAAAAGACGGAACTTATGCTTGGCAGTTTTCAAGAAATCAAACTGGATCCGTAGATTTATTTATTGGTCAGAAAATCGTTGTTCCTAAGTCCACAATTTTCAATAACTCTGGTGTACTTTTAAGAAAAGACAGTACAAAAGGTACAAAGACAACCTATATTGTTTCAGCACTTAGTTCACGTTTTAAACTTAGAGCAAACATAGCTGATGGTGCAGAAGACGTAAAGAATGGTGTAATTTCAGCTGGCCTTGATGGCAACTTTGGTGTTATGAGAAATGACAGTATTGTTGAACAGAAATGGAACAAATCTGATTTGAACATTGGTGTTGCCGTTGGAGATTATATCTTTATTAAGGAATACTCTGGCAAATTCTGTAAGTTCATTTCTGAAGGAATTACTTTACAAGACGCCAACGGTCAAGTCGTGGATAGTACATACGAATGTTATTGCCAACAGGAAAACGGTGGTGTTGAATTTTTAGTAAGTGCTGTTTCTGAAAATTGGACTTTCTCATTTGTTGAGGCTATTGCTCCTAATACAATTACCAAAGATGACAACTGCCGTGTAAATCTTTGGAAATTCAACGAAGAGAGTGGAACACAGCAGAATTTCAACGGATTAAATGGTAGTGCTTGCACAACTGTTACAACCGACTTTTTGACTGATGAAGTAAGTATTGAAATTTGTCCTAAGAACCCAAATGCTGGTTCAGACGTTGTTTATGGTGATTTATCCTGGGTCAAATTGAACGGTACATTCATCAGTTTAGATGGTTCAGAAATGATAGATACTGTTAATCACGCTGAAATCACAGCAACCGATATTACACTCACATATAATCCTGAAACAGGAAGATTTAATGTGTCCAATATCTTTACTGGATATAAGATTGTAATTACTGCAAGTTCACCAGTTTATAGTGAATAATTAGAAAGTGCCTAGAAAATAGGCACTTTATTCAAAATGTTTTAACCAGAAAAAGGCACTTTATTCAAAATGATTTGACTAAACTTTATTCAAGCGGAATTGCAACAAAAGTCTGGTCATAATTATTATTATATTTTCCGTTGCAATTGTAGCCGTATATTTTAAATTTAGTTCCTTTCTTAACCCAAAAATCCAAAACAATAGGAGCAACGGCACCACGGCGTTGTTGTTCGTTCCAATAGACAGTCTTATCATTTTCATCTAATATATTAACACTAATTGCTGAACCAGGTTCAGTCGCACGAGCAGTAATATGAATTAAACAATCAAATTCGGTAGTGTATGTGTAAGTTATATTTCCACTTGTTTCAAAAATAATATTTTTCCGTTATTAACAATAGGTGCTAAATTTTTTGCTTTACTGTAATTTGGTAACATATTTCCTATCTCTAAAATTTTAAAAATATCTGTGTTGTCAGCAACGCCTAAAATATTTTCGGTAGTGTGTTGCTGTGTTAACTCTGTAAATTTAGATAATGTTTCTAAGCTTATCATTGTAAAATACTTTCTTTAACTTGCTCTTGTTGTAACTCTGTAAACTGTTTAAGTGAATTTAAATCAATCATAATTTTTTTAAATGTTTTTATAAATATATTTATATAACATTGAGGACAAATAATGATAACTTTAGA